CCAGCTTGGAAGGCTGGGACACAACCGTTATGCCATACACGCATTTTCATCTTTCTACATGGAGCGAATGATCGGACTTGAACCGACAACATTTGACTTGGAAGGCCAACGCTCTACCATTGAGATACATACGCACTATAAATCTTTCTCAAACATAAATCTTGATTAGTTGCATACTTCCGATTTTACGGACTAGTAATTGATTGGTTCAACACATATTTACCAATGTCACTATTACGACACTTAGAACAAACTTTCCCTGACAAGATTCATGAATGAAAATCTCTTTGGAGCTGGATGTCAGATTCGAACTGACGGGGGATTTCTCCGCCTCATTACAAGTGAGGTGCTATCGGCCACTCAGCCAACCCAGCTTAAACAATTTGCAATCAGTCAGCTTACCTACACATGGCAGGGCCGAATCGACTGATTGCAAAAAACTTTTGGTGGAGGTAACTAGAATTGAACTAGCAACCTTGACGTTGCAAACGTCCTGCTCTACCATTGAGCTATACCCCCATTAAAACAGAGAGTATGTTAATGAAAGGACTCGAACCTTCGACATTAGGTGACGATTAAGAACACCCCTTTCTACCAACTGATATACATTAACACACTCTCTTAAAGAAAGATGTTCTCTCCTCTAAGAAACTCAACCTGTCTGTCAAAAAGGTTCTAAGCCCCATTAGGCTCGATGCCTTCTTGAATAACCTGAAACCAACTGAGTTTCTTAAAGGAGAGGCAAGTCACTCGACTTTCAGATTCATCGCTCCCTGAATGGATTTGCCCACTCTTTAAAAAGCTTCTTCCTAATTGTCTCAACCGAAATACGTCCGTTCATAGGTACATGTACTTCGAGTGAATTGCTTCTCTCTAAAATTCAAAATCTTCGATTGTCAAAGAACTTCATCCCACATCAGGTTTGCCTTCCCATGATGTCTTCCACATCTCTTCATTACGCATTCTACTCTCAGATATGGAAACTTTTAAAACTTTTTCTTTTCTTCTTTTCTTTTCTTCTTTTCTTTTCTCTTCTACATCTATCCATTACGGAAACTTTCTACAAATATGGACTTTTAAAACTTTTTCTGATAATAAAAAACCCTCGGTGCTTTTCAGCTCCAAGGGTTCCTTTTAAACGATCTTTTGATTAGTCTACTTTCTTCGACCACAAAATACGCTAGAACCCTTGATGGATGGACGATTATCTGTCCCCCACATAGGCTTTGTAGCTACTTTAATTTCATGTCTTATTTGCATCTAAATCTCCTGATTTTAGTTCTTTCGAACCGCTTACTTCTTCAAAACAACATCAATGTATCATATCTTCACACATAATGCAAGTCCCTTTTTGAACTTTTTTCAATTTATTTTTTAGACTCCTTTGATCGGAATTTTAACAATCGGATTATAATCTTCATGTTTCCTAACCTTACTCGTCTTATGACTTCTGCTAGTTCCTTCATCCCTTTGAATGATCTTCTTTCCCCACTTTTTCTGCAAGGCTAAGAACTGTTGCTTCTCCCTCTCCATATTCCGATACACTGCACACCCACCCTTTTGAATCGACTGCTTCGCATCATAATAATATGAATTCACTCTAAAAACAACTCTGTGTTTCTGTACCTGTTGCAATGTCATGTCATAATCTTCCTTTAACGACAATGCCTCATCATACCAACAATCTCCTCCTCCATTTACAAAACATTGAAAGGGTCCGCCAATAAAAGACACTGTTGAGAAAGGTGTGTATTCTCGATAACACTGTTTGTCAGCATTAATATTGATTCCCCAAAAATGTGCCCCAATATCTGTCGCCAACACACTATACTTATAAACAAAATCAATAAACTCTTCAGTCTTTACGATCTTAGACTCTTTATTAACCCAATGATAAATCCCCTTCACATCATCATCTACGACTGCTACAGCATCTGCACCATTCTTAAACTCTTGTTCCAAAATATAATTACGTATTCTACTTACATTCCCCTGTATTCCTTTCGGACAAGAAACAATATCTGTACCAACAGGATTCGCCTCTACATAAGCATCATATTCATCACAATCTACATAGATCCGAATAAAAGGAAGATAATCTAATGTCTCTACCTTTGGCCTTTTGTACGATGGACAAGTAATTACAATCTTCATCTTATTTTGCTCCATTGGTCTTCTCCCATTCTTGTGCAACCTTCAAAACTCTCGTCATAAACTCCGATGCATTCAATACTCTTCCAACTCCCATCTTGGAAAACCCAGGTTTACTATCCAATGCCTTTACTGTTTTCAAATCAAAGAAACTCTCAACCTGCAACCAATCCACAGAATTGTCACAGAACAACACAAGATAATTATGCTCCTCCAACAACTCCTCGGTAAATTCTACTTCTGGTTTTTCAACCACTTTGTTGTCATCATCTTCTCCAAACCCAAAAATAGACATGTCAACCTGAATGTTTGCCAACGCATTCAATTCCTTCTCAAGTTTCTTTACATCCCATTCTGCCGCTTCGGAAACCTTGTTGTCAGCCAAACGATACGCCTTAATTTTCTCTTCACTCAAATCTGTCAAATATACACAAGGCACTTCTGTCATCCCTAATTTCTGAGCCGCTCTATGTCTCGTGTGTCCACAAACAATGACAGAATCTTTATCTAATAGAATTGGACTGTTAAACCCAAACTCTTTAATGGAATTCATAACTCCATCTACTGCCTCATCATTCTTCCTTGGATTATTCGGATAAGGTTTTACATTTCCGATTGGCACATTCATTATCTTCATCTCACTCAAATCACTCATTTTTTATTCTCCTTATATCTTCTTAATTTCTTCTTCAACAATTTTTATAATCTCATCCGTGTCTTCCAAATGTGTCGTCTCTTTCAATCTACATCTAATTTTCCCTGCCAACGCCTCATACACTCCAGACATGAATCTATCTCCATCTTCCTTTACTCTATCCATTGCATCCCTTACATGTCTCCGAATATTCACCTCTTGCGAATTCTGCAAAATAATGTTCTTTGCCTTCAATGCATTCATTTCCATACTAAACGCCTCTGCACTAATCATTACTCCTACAAACATACTCGCAAAAGATAACACCACACTAAACAGAATCATAATCCACACAGGTCTATTCTCAATCGCAAACCCTACAATTACCGATAATACAAATAAAACCAACCACATAATAAGAGTCATTCTACCAAGTCTCATCCGATCCGACCCCTCTATATTCCCAAAGTCTCCCGTAGGTTCTTCAACGTTTTCTTCATTCATATCATATCCTTCTATATTAAACTCCTTGATTGTGCATCTCTAAATGCATTCTGTAGATTAGCAAATACAAGGTCCATTTCTTTTTCTTTGTTGTATCGACTCAAACTAATTCTCAATGTATGGAAAACATCCTCTGAGCCCCCTCCAATGGCTTCCAAAACATGAGACTGTCGCTTTATCGTACTACAAGCCGACCCCGTAGCAATACTCGTTGTATATCTCACATTCATTATACTACAGATCAACTCAGCTTCAACACTCGGAATCGTTAAACTTAATATATTCGGCAACATTTCGGTAGGATGCCCATTCCTTTTTGCACCCTTGAAAAAATTACAAATCATACCAGATAAATCATCTGTCATCTTCTTCAATCTTGGCATCTCTTGTTTAATTGAATCTACAGCCATTTCTGCCGCCTTCGCAAAACCAACAATTAATGGAACAGCCAATGTCCCCGATCTCATTCCATTCTCTTGTCCACCTCCATGTAACAAAGGATCTATCGGAGTACCATTCTTAATATACAAAGCTCCTATCCCCATAGGGCCGTGAATCTTATGTGCCGAAAACGAAATCATGTCCGCCTTCACATCATCTACATCAAAATCAATCTTGCCTAATGCTTGTACTGCATCACAATGATATATCACACCGTACTTATGACAAAGATCTGCAATCTGTTCTACAGGTTGTATCGTGCCTATCTCATTATTCGCATACTGAATACTCACCAAGGCATACTGTCTTGTCTTCAATTCTCTCTCCATCTGGACCAAATTTACAACCCCATATTGGTCTACGGGAATTTCATAATATGGAACATTATTATCTTCTGACTCCCATTTCGCCGCCTTCAATACAGAATCATGTTCTACCGAACTTACCATGATTCCTTTGCTCCCTTTACGAAAACCTTTTATTGCCCAATTATTCGACTCTGTACCGCCAGATGTGAAAAACAATTCTTCTGGACTACACTTTAAAATATCTACAATCAACTCTCTAGATTGGTCTACAGAATCTTGTGCCTCTCTTCCCAATTCATATACTGTTCCTGGGTTCCCATATTTGAACTCCCAATACTGATGCATTGCATCAACCACATCTTCTGCCACAACAGTCGTTGCCGCATTGTCTAAATATATTCCTACCTTATCCTTAAATTGAAAATCTGGTCTCACATCTCCTCCTTTTTATTACTCTCTACAAATTAGAATTGGCATCAATAGATACTAAATGTTCCAAATAA